CACAGGCAAATCCTGGGAACAGGCAATGTCTGGCATGGCTGTCGATACGCAACGAATTGTCAAAGAGCTGCAGGCGCTCAACGCCAAACAGGACGCGACGGCGCAGTTGATGATCACGGTCGGGCGCTCGATCTCTGCGGCGTCTGCCTCATTTACATCCGCCGCCGCTTCTATGGGTGGCTACCGCGCCGAAGCTGAGAATGCCAGCGCCGCGCAGAAGGCGGTTGCCGAAACGGCCGATCAGGCGAAGGCGCGCATCCTGGCTGTGGCGCAGGCAGCGGTCGATGCAGCCCAAGCCGAAACCGTCCTCACCAATACGGCACGGGGCCTTTCCGAGGCTCAACAGGGTCTGGTAACTAGCGCATCGGCGTCTGCTCGGGCGCAGGCTGGCGTTGTAACGGCGCAGCGTGAAGCCGTGACGTCTACGGAAAAGCTCGCCGCCTCAACGGTAAAAGCCACATCAGCTGTGGATGCCCAGCAAGCTGAGCTCCAACAGTTGCTGGAGCAGATTGACCCAACCACTCGAGCACTAAATCGCCTGGATGAGCAGGAAAAGAAACTTGCTCAGCAGAAGAAAATCGGGGCGCTTGACGCTTCGACATTCAGTGAGTACCAGGCGAAGATCGACCAGTCACGGACAAACCTTGGCCGATTTGACGACTCGCTGGCCCGCACCGGCAACACCGCCAAGCAGACTGCTGCCGCGTTACGGGGCGTGCCTGCGCAATTCACTGACATCGCTGTGTCGCTGCAAGGCGGCCAGAACCCTTTGACGGTGCTGCTCCAGCAGGGCGGTCAACTGAAGGACATGTTCGGCGGCATTGGGCCAGCGGCGCGGGCCATGGGCGGTTACATCCTCGGCTTGGTAAATCCGTTCACGGTAGCCGCTGCGGCGGCAGCAGCGCTCGGCCTGGCCTACTACAAGGGCAGCCAGGAGGCTGACGAATACAACAAGGCGATCATCTTCACCGGCAACTCGGCGGGTACCAGCGCTAACCAGTTGCGCTCGATGGCTGACCAGGTATCGGCTACCGTTGGCACCACTGGCGCGGCGGCAGAGGTTCTGGCGAAACTAGCCGGTAACGGAAGGATTGCGAGCAGCAGCTTTGAGGAAATCACTGAAGCAGCGCTGCTGATGGAAAAAGCCACGGGCCGCGCTATCGACGAGACCGTTGCCGAGTTCGCCAAGATAGCGAAAGACCCGGTGGCAGCGGCCAAGGAGCTGAACGACCAGTACAACTTCCTGACAGCCTCGGTTTACGCGCAGATTGTTGCGCTGAAGGAGCAGGGCAACACCATTGGCGCAGCCAATCTCCTGACCGACACCTATGCCGAGACGATTCGGTCCCGGACTGGCGAAGTTACCGCGAACCTCGGCCTGATTGAGGGGGCATGGCGCAAGATCAAATCAGCCGCCTCCGAGGCGATTGATGCAACGCTGGATGTCGGTCGCACTCGGTCGATCGACAGCCAGATCGCCAATCTGGAAAAGATCGTCGCTGGACGCAAGGACGGGATCCTGGCGCAGCTGTTTCCCGACGATTTGGGCGCGGGCAGCCAGTCGACTAAGTTTATCGAAAGCCAGATCGCGGCACTTAAGCGCGAAAAGACGCAGATCGACGCTAACAGCAAGTCCCAGGGCGACCGGGCGAAGATTGATCGCGACGGCATCGACGCAAGCATCCGCCTGAAGTCCATAAGCGATTCCAACCTCACCAACGAGGAAAAACGCAACAAACTGATCAAGGAGTACAAGCGGGACGTCGAGGCGCTGCGCAAGGCCAATCCGAACGATCCGCTCGTCCAGGAAGCTGTCGTCACGAAGACGATCCAGAACATCCAGGACAAGAACAAGGACCCGAAGGCGGCGACAACTGCCGTCAACCTGACCGAGTTCAACGACTCGAAGAACCAGCTTTCGCTGATCCTCGGCGAGTATAAGAACGCCCAAAAGCAACTGGAGGCGGCGCAAAAGGCCGGCCTGGTCAGTCAGGAAGACTACCTGCTCAAGCGCCAGGCTTTGATCGGTAACGAGCGGGACGAGGTCACGGCGGCCTACCAGACAGAGATCGACGCCCTTGAAGCATCGAAGGGCAAGGCCAGCACTTCGGCCAACCAGCGCATCCAACTGGACCAGAAGATCGCCGACGCCCGGGCCAACATGGTCAAGGCGCAGAAGGAGGCCGATAGCGAACTCGAAGTCATCGCCACCAACGAACAGGGCAGGCTCGCCAAGCAGGCCCAGGCCATCAAGAGCTACACCGATGCTCTGGACCAGCAGAACGTCGCCCTGCGGCGCGCTGGCGGTCGTGCGGCTGATGGTGTTGGTCGGGGTGACCGGGAGAACGCCATCAATGGCGAACTCAACGGCATCGCCGACCGAGCCAACCAGCAGCGCCTGGATTTGGCCCGCGACAAGGCCGACGCATCGCGCAACATGAGCGCCGAGGAATATCAGGCCAAGCTGGACGCCATCAACAAAAGCGAGAAGGACCTGAGCGAAACCGTGCTCAGCAACTACGAGCAGATGTCGGAGGCGCAAAGAGACTGGCGCAAAGGTGCGACCTCGGCATTCAGCAACTACCTGGAAAGCGCGCGCAACGTCGCCGGGCAGACGCGGGACCTGTTCACCAACGCCTTCAGCTCCATGGAAGATTCGGTCGTCAACTTCGCCATGACCGGGAAGTTTTCGTTTGCGGACTTCACCAAGTCGATTCTGGCGGACATGGCGCGGATCGCGACCAGGCAGGCAGCCTCAGGAATCTTGTCCAGCATCGCCGGCAGCGCTCTCGGCGCATGGCTTGGCGGTGGCGGCGCTTCATCTGCTGGCTCAACCCAGGCCGGGTACTCCGGCGACCTATCAGGCTTCACCCCGGGCAGCATTCAGGCCAAGGGTGGCGCCTGGTCGGGCGGCGTGCAGATGTTTGCCAACGGCGCAGCCTTCGCCAACTCGATCGTCAGCAAGCCGACAGCGTTCGGCATGGCTGGCGGTGGGATTGGCGTAATGGGCGAGGCGGGGGAGGAGGCGATCATGCCGCTGACCCGTACCGCCGGCGGCCAACTTGGCGTCCGAGCCATCAGCAGCGGAGGGAGTGGCGGCGGCAACGTCTACAACTTCCCGGTCGCGGTTTCTGTCCAGACTACGGGTGACGGCGGCGTCACGACCACGGAAGACACGACGCAGCTGGGCAAAGGCATTCAGCAGGCGGCCAAGGCTGAAGCCGAGACGGCAATCGCCCGAGGCTTGCAACCAGGCGGCGCCATCTGGCGCGTTATCAACGGGAGGGGCTGATGGCTATCGAAACGTTCACATGGCCTACCCAGCACGGAGACGCGCCCGAGATTACCTATCGGGTGCGCACCGCGCAGTTCGGCAATGGCTATAAGCAGATCGCCGGCGATGGGCCGAACAACAAGGAAGACTCCTATCCGATCACCTACACCGGGTCCAAGGCCAGGGTGCAAGAGATCATGGACTTTCTCGACCGCCACGCCGGCGTCAAGGCTTTCCTCTGGACCACGCCGATGGGGCAGCTTGGCCTATTTTCCTGCGTGAACCCTACTCCAACCCCCGTTGGGGGCGGAGTCTTCAAGCTCACGGCCACATTCACCCGGGCCTTCCAACCATAAGGGGCAAACATGCCGCTGATCAGTGACATCCAGGCTCTCGAGCCTGGCAGCGAAGTGCTGCTCTTTGAGCTGGACGGCTCCGACTACGGCGCGGACATCCTGCGCTTCCACGGACACGCTATTCCGCACACGCCGGCTGAATTGATCGCCGCCGGCGCCGCAGCCGATGAGATACCGGCCAAGCCGATTTACTGGCAGGGCAACGAGTACAGCGCCTGGCCGATGCAGATCGACGGTATCGAATCCAACGGCGACGGCACCGCTGTCCGCCCCACGCTATCGGTGGGTAACGTCAATGGCCGGATCACTGCCTTATGCCTGGCCTTCGACGACCTGCTCGAGTTCAAGTTGACCATGCGGCACACGCTTGGCACGTATCTCGACGCTGCGAACTTTCCAGGCGGCAACCCAACAGCAGACCCAACCCAGGAGACGATCGAGGTCTGGTACATCGACCAGAAGACGAACGAGGACGGGGAGACGGTTACTTGGGAGCTTGCCAGCCCGGGCGACGTGGGCGGCGAGTCCATCGGGCGCCAGGCCACGACGTTGTGCCATTGGTGCCTGACCGGAGGCTATCGTGGGCCGAACTGCGGCTACACCGGGCCCTACGTGACAAAGGACGGGGTGGTCACCGATAACCCTGAACTGGATGAGTGTGACGCCACACTGGGCCGTGGTTGCATTCCGCGCTTTGGCGAGGGGAACGCCTTGCCCTTCGGTGGGTTCCCTGCCGTTTCCCTGATCGCCCGGAGCTGACCATGCGCAAACACATATTGAGCGCGATCCAGGCGCATGCGGCGGCCGAGTACCCGAAAGAGTGCTGTGGGCTGCTGCTGGCCCTGGGCCGAAAGCAGCAGTACTTCCCCTGCACAAACACCGCGACCGAGCCGAACGAGGAGTTCCGTATCGATCCGGAAGAGTACGCCGCGGCTGAAGACCTGGGCGAAGTGATCGGCATTGTTCACTCCCACCCAGACGCCACCAGCAGGCCATCGCCGCGTGACTTGGCGATGTGCGAAGCGACGGCCTTGCCCTGGCACATACTCAGTTGGCCCGAGGGAGATTTCAGGTCAGTAGTGCCCACGGGCGATACGCCGCTGCTGAAGCGCCCGTTCGTTCATGGAGTTTGGGATTGCTGGGGCATATGCGCAGAATGGTATAAGCGCGAGTGGGGGCTTGAGTTCGAAGCCTTCAAGCGCGCCGATGGCTGGTGGGAGAGCAAGGACAACGCCAGCTTGTACGAGGCGAACTACGAGGCCGCCGGCTTCTACCGAGTCGACCAGCCGCAGCGCGGCGACATGATCGTG